GAATTAAATGCTACTGATTGCGACACAAGTGGCGGAACCACATTAACACAATATAATAGTTGTACAGAAGCAGAAGCAGTCGATGGTTGTGCGTTGGGAGCTTGTTGTTATGATAATGACGGTGACGAAACATGCCTGTTTAGTATACCTCATGTTTGTGACCTTCTTAATGGTGAACATTCTGGAGCAGGAGTTGAATGTGATGACATAGATTGTGGTGTGGGTAATGGTGCATGTTGTTTGCCGGATGGTGGGGGGTGTGTAGATAATTATGATTTAAGAACATGTGAAGGTAAAGGTGGGCAATATCAAAACGATTATAGTTCCTGTGATAGTGTGGTGTGTGGTGATGATGATTGTATACAATGTGAGGCATTAAAGAACAGAGGAAGGAACAGAGGAAGAAATAGAAACAAAAATTATACTAAAGTTCAAATTGAAAATGGAGAATGTGTTTGGATGATGTGTATTCCGCCAAATTGTCCATATCGAATTTGTCCAGAATAAGATATATAAAATATGAGTATTCAGTTCCGAAGTAGAATTAGATCAGTAGCAGATTATACCAATCACCTTTCTGATGAGGGTGTTTGTTGTAAACCTGATGGAGTTAAAATTTCAACCAACTATATTGGTTGTATGGAAGTGAGTGGATATTTTCAGTATGTTGATTGTGAAGTTATAGACGATGATTGCCTTGCATCTGTTTCTTGTCCAGAATTAAGTGATACTGGATGTTGTTGTGCTTGCAAATATGTTGATGATTATGGTGCGTATGTTAACAGTATTGGAAATAATGAATCAGATTCTGTGGATGGTTTAAAAGACGATATATCGTTTTGTGAATGTTCTCGGGTGGGCGGAGTTTGGGCAGGACCAAACACAAGGTGTGATGATTATAAGAATAATTGGGAAGATACATTTAGTTTATGTACTAATGGTGCGTTTCGTAGTGGCGGAATATATGATATTGAAACCGCAGATAGAAGATATCCAGAAGGATGTTGTATAGAATTAAGTGATGGTACATTTAGGTGTGATAATGTTTGTTCTGACACCGAATGTTCTGAAAAACAAACTTCTGAAAATTCAAGTGGTCATGGATCACATTATCCGGGAATTCCTTGTAATTATGATCCTCCAATTGGTGATCCTATTGATTGTGGTGATGAAAATTATAGTACACCTGTGAATATAGGTGGTTTGTCTGTTCCTAGTAACAGATATAGTAATATATCAACAGCACCCAATCCTAAAGAAAGAAAAATTTCTCGTAGGACTCGAAAAACCAAACAAGGCAATGCAGGTTTGGTTTCTGCTTGTGTTCAAAATAAAAATAAAAATGAATATGAATGTGAACTTGCAAGAGTAGATTATTGTGATGGGTGTTGGTTAGGATTGAAGAAGAACGGAACTTCTTATAGTTGTAATGATACAGACAATGTAAATGTTATAAAAAATTTCATGCGTAAAGGAACTATTGGAAGAAGTGTTATAGATTCTTGGAAAATTGGAGAATATCAGATTGCAGGATATTATGCTGGTATATTTAATTACGGTGGTGAGAAATCACCATATGCAAGTCTAGAGGGATGGGGAAACAAAGAAACAGGAGAAGGTCAAGCATACACTCTTGAGAATAAAGAGGGAGATTGTAAAGAATTAAAATCTTTTACAGAAAATCAATATGCTGTGATAGTTGCTGGTTCGGACTATTTGAATTCGGATTTGGTTGCGATGGATAAAAGGAAAAATGTTAAATTGGCCCACAAATCTTCTGGGTTTGATAGTATTCGAAATATGAATTTATCACTACAGGCATTAAATACAATCAAGCGCAAGTATACTAATAATGGATTCGGAAGTGGTAATGTGTATGGGTGGGCTGTTCCTGCACAACATCTTTCAGCATTTATATACAATCAAACAAATAACATAGAGTTTATTACAAATGCAATAATGGAGAAAAATAATCCTGCATATACATGGACTCCATATAAAGGTTTCTATTGGACATCTACTCTTCTGGATGAAATAAAAAGAAATAAAGTAGCATATGTTCAAAATATGGAAACTGGTTTTGTTGGTGTATCTAATTTGTTCCGCAAACATCGTGCTAGACCAGTTATGTTATTAAGAATTCTTAAGAATTGATAATTCTTCTTGACTTGTGTGTAATTTATTATATACTTAGTGAAGTATCTATAATGTGGAGATTATAATGGAAGAAAATAAACCGAAATTTAGAAGTACCCCAGTCGATCCAAATCAGCGAGGGATTAAAAAGGCTTTTAGTATGGTACAAAATTTTGCCATAGCACTTACATCACGAAGTCTTAATAACAAAAAAATTAATAAGCCGATTAAACAACTTAGAGTACTGAGTTGTTTTGGTAATGAAAATATTGGTGGAGAATTGCCACCTTGCGAACATTTAAAACAAAGTAAAAATGATCCCACTAAATATATTTGTGGTGGTTGTGGATGTGGAGATAGAAAACAAACCTTTTTAATGGCTGAATCTGACGAATATAGCAAATTAGATTATCCAAAAGTTGCATGTCCTATTCAAATGCCAGGATTTACTAATTATGTTGTTAGTACATCTGATGAAGCAGAAGAACCAGTAACCAGAAAACATTATATTGAAAATATAGATTATAAGGACATTAATGGTGTTCCGGTAGTTGTTGGTGAAGAAAAGAATTCCGAAAAATCCTAATTGAAAATAGGTGGTGTGATAATTCTATTCCTATACTTTTATACATATTATAAAGGTATAGGAGTTTTTAATGCCAAAACCAACATCCAGAGATGAATTGATTGATTATTCTTTGCGTAAATTGGGTTCACCTGTTATAGAGATTAATGTTGATAGACAGCAATGTGAAGACAGATTAGACGAAGCCTTACAGTTATATTCTGAATATCATAATGATGGTTCTGAAAAAGAACTTTTTAGTTATAAAATAACACAAACAGATAAAGACCGTAAATATATTGATATTAATAATATAGGCGAACCTATTGGGGCAACTGGTGGTGCTATTACGGGTAAGAATGTGTTGAGTGTTATTAAAGTTCATCAATTTGGCGAATTCGCTAATATTAACATGTTTGATGTACGCTATCAAATGGCATTGATGGATTATTTTGGGATTAATCGCGGCCTAGGATTTAATTCTTCAATGGGTTTGGCAAGATATGATTCTACTAAAAGATATATTAGTATGATTCAAGATTTCTTTCAACCCGAAAAAATGATCAGATTCAATCGAGTCACAAATAAATTAAATCTAGATGCTGATTGGAAAAATGATATAGTTGTTAACAAATATTTACTAATTGAAGCATATGTTGAAATACCTTCTGGAACATATTCAGAAGTATTTAATGATATTTGGTTAAAAAGATATGTGACAGCACAAATTAAAAAACAATGGGGCTCAAATATGTCTAAATTTGAGGGTGTTCAGTTGCCTGGTGGAGTTTCCCTTAGAGGTGGAGAAATGGTATCAGAAGCAAGAGAAGAACTTGAAAAACTTGAAGAGGAATTAAGATTAACATATGAAGATCCTATTGATTTCATGACTGGATAATATCTTATTAGGAAAAAGTATGGCTCGCAATCCCCATTTTAAAGAATATACTGGCGAACAGGATATAGTTGAAGAACTTACCATTGAAATTATAAAAACAATGGGTAAGGACATGGTTTATATTCCTAGAACTCTTTTAAATAAAGATGAACTTTTTGGTGAAGATAGTACTTCTAAATTTGATGATGGATATGAAATGGAAATGTATATTCAGTCTGTTGATGGATTTGAGGGTGAGGGTGATGTTATGGGGCGATTTGGTATTCAAATACGAGATAGAATAGAATTGATTATTTCTCGAAAACGATTTGAAGAATCTGTTGGTTCTTATGAAAATACTATTCGCCCAAAAGAAGGAGATTTAATTTTCTTTCCTCTTAGTAATACTTTGTTTGAAATTAATTTTGTCGAACACGAAAATCCCTTTTATTCATTAGGAAAATTATATACTTATAAACTTTCATGTGAAGTATTCACTTATAGTGAAGAGAATATTGATACAGGGTATAGTGATATTGATAAGATAGAAACAGAAAGAAAGAAATTTGCAATAGAATTGTCTCTTGGTACACGAATAAGTGCATCTACTGTTACAAATTATTTTGAGGGCGAAACGGTTTTCCAAGTCTTGGGTTCTACTGCGGCTTCATTAGCAGATGCGACAGCAACTGCTGTTGTTACTGATTGGGATTCTACACTGACAAAACTTACTGTTACTAATATTGTTGGTACTCTTTCAAATGCGTCACTTGAAACCGTTAAAGGTGCAGTATCTGGTGCAGAATATGAACTTAGTAGTCAGACAACTACAACTCTTATTCTTCCACAAGAACCAGAAGATAATAAGCCTGCTGGTGATAATGAAGATATTGAATTGATTCGTGACCAAGATGACATCTTTGACTTTACTGATGTTGATCCTTTTTCAGAAGGATCGTACTAGAAACAACACTTTTTATATATATTAGTATAAGGAGATTTGTTATGGAAGAAAAATATGGATTTGTTTATATTTGGTATGATATAAAACATAAACGATATTATATTGGATGTCATTGGGGAACAGAAGATGATGGTTATATTTGCAGTTCGGATTGGATGAAACGAGCATATAAAAGAAGACCGAACGATTTTAAGAGAAAGATTCTCAAACGAGTTTATACAACAAGAATAGATTTAATTGATGAAGAATATAAATTTTTATCTATGATAAACGAAGAGGAATTGGGAAAACGATATTATAATCTTACCAACCACAGAAATGGGCATTGGACCACAGATCCCAAAAAGAAACTAACAGTCGGTCAAAAGATTAGCAAAAAGAACAAAGCAAATCCAGATTTTGGTAAATGGAATTGTGGTAAAACTCTGTCCGAAGAAACCAAACAAAAGATTTCCGAATCCACTTCAATTGCAATGAAGAAACATTATAAAGAAAATCCAAGAACACCAGAAACCTGCAAGAAGATTGGAGAAAACAGCAAACGACTCCAAGCAGAAAAGAAAATCGGAATGTATGGAAGAAAGCACACACCCGAAACGATTGAGAAAATGAAGCAAAATAATGCAATGAAAAATCCTATCCATGTTAATAAAATTATAGAAGCAAAGAAGGGTATCAAATACCTAAATAAGAATGGTAAAAGAAAGATGGCAGTTCCTAATACAGAAAAATGGAATATTCTGGTTGAACAAGGATATAAAGAGGGTTATTAATGTTTACACAGTTCTACAACGAAGCAATTAGAAAATTAGTAATTGGTTTCGGTTCTTTATTTAATGATATTAGAATTATTAGAAAAAATCCTGATGATACTACTAAAGAAACTATCCGTGTGCCATTATCATATGGTCCGAAGGAAAAATTTATTAGAAGAATTGCAGAGAGTAGTAGTATTTCCAATACTTCAAAAGTTCAAATAACTCTTCCTAGAATTGGGTTTGATATAACAGGATATGCTTATGATCCTTCAAGAAAGACCAACAAATTAAGAAAAAGAAAAGTAACAAGTACGGACGGTACAAATTATTCTTATAGTTACAACGAAGTACCTTATATAATAAATTTCGGATTGTATGTATTTACTAGAAATCAAGATGATAATCTTCAAATTATAGAACAGGTTCTACCATATTTTACTCCAGAATTTGTTGTATCGTTTAACATGAATGATGTTAATAAAAAGGTGGATGTTCCTATTGTACTTAATTCTGTTTCAACTATTGAAGAATATGAAGGAGAGTTTGATACTCGAAGAAATATAACTTCATCGTTTGAATTTTCTGCTAAGACTTATGTTTATGGGCCAATTAAAACGGGTAAAATTATTCTTACTTCTGAAATTGATATATTCGGTGAATCAGACAAATTTAATTTTCCTGTTACTGGCGCACATGATTTAAGAATTGGTATTACGGGTGGATATACAGGAGCAGGTTATACTGCTGGTAATGAGATTTATGGTGAGTTCTATTATGAAACATAAAAAAACAGTAGATGAAAAATTATCGAAAGCACTAGATATAGAATTTAAAGATGGAACTAAAGAAATAGTTCATCCACCTAATGCTAAAGTAGTAGAAGTAGAGACTACCGACAGCGAAAAGGACTATTGGTTGGTTCGTCAGAACATGAAGGAACTTATCAAACAAGGTGAAGATGCAATTGAAGGTATTTTAAATGTAGCAATTCAGGGGGATGCGCCTCGGGCGTATGAAGTTGCTGCTCAGATGATTAAAACTGTTTCTGAAGTTAATAAAGATTTAATGGAACTGCATAAGAAAGTAAAAGAGATTGATAAAGAAGATATAATTCTTAATCAGCACAATACAACCAACCAATCCATTTATGTTGGTTCTACTAGTCAATTACAAGATTTAATAAATCAAGAACGAAGTAGAACAAAAGCAATTACAGACGATTCAATTATGGATACGGATATTATAAATGACTGACAAACAGGGAGGGTATTTAGGAAACACCAATCTTAAAGAGGCTGGTATTGATATTCAATTCACTGAGGAGCAGGTGAAGGAATATATGAAATGTTCTAAAGATCCTGTATATTTTATTGAGAAATATATTAAAGTAGTTTCACTAGATGAAGGACTTGTTCCATTTAAACTTTATGATTTTCAAGAAGATATGGTTGAAACTGTTCACAATAACCGATTTGTGATTGCAAAACTGCCGCGGCAGAGCGGAAAATCGACGACAATGGTTGCATATCTTTTACATTATATATTATTCAATCAAAATATGAATGTTGCTATTCTTGCTAATAAACAATCTGTTGCTAAAGATATATTAAGTAGATTACAACTCACATATGAATATTTGCCTCTCTGGTTACAGCAAGGAATTGTTGAATGGAATAAAGGTAGTATTAAATTAGAAAATGATTCAAGAATTATTGCATCTTCCACATCATCTAGTGCTATTCGCGGTGGAAGTTATAATATTTTGTTACTTGATGAATTTGCCCATGTCCCCACAACTATAGCAGAAGAATTCTTTAATTCGGTTTATCCCACTATTAGTGCTGGACAAAACACAAAAGTTATTATGATTTCAACACCAAACGGTTTAAACATGTTCTATTATTATTGGAAAGGTGCAACAAAGAAGCCTGGAGAAGACGGAAAAAATGACTATATTCCTATAGAGGTTCAGTGGGATCAGGTTCCCCAATATCCCGGTGGTCCGTTGCGTGACGAAAAATGGAAAGAAGATACTATTGCAAATACTTCAGCCTCTCAGTTCCAGCAAGAATTTATTTGCGATTTTATGGGCAGTCAAAACACATTAATATCATCCGCAAAACTACGGGCATTGAATTGGTCAACCCCAGCAACCAAAGATGCAGATGGGTTATGGATATATGAAGAGCCTAAAGAGGATAGAGATTATTTTATAACGGTTGATACCTCTCGGGGACAAGGAAAGGACTATAGTGCATTTGTGGTAGTAGATGCAACAGATATGCCATATAAACTTGTTGCACGGTATAGAAATAACACAATTTCCCCTATGGTTTATCCTACAGTTATTAGAGCAGTTGCTACAAAATATAATCACGCACAAGTTTTAGTAGAAATTAATGATATTGGCGGACAAGTAGCAGATGTTTTATATAAAGATTTAGAATATGAAAATGTTATGATGACAATATATAAAGGAAGAGCGGGACAGGTTATAAATGGTGGTTTTGGTGGTTCAGGAAAATCACAATCACAGTTGGGTGTAAGAACCACCACACCTGTTAAGAAGTTGGGTTGCTCTATACTAAAAAGTTTAATTGAAGAAGATAAACTTATAGTAGAAGATGTAGATTGTGTGAACGAATTAATCACTTTTGTTGCAAAGGG